TCAGCATCTAATCCACTACCTGTACCATCTACTGTTTTTAATCTAGTTAATATGGTACTAGCACTTAATAAAGGTTCTTTACTATTTAATGATGTCTGTAATCCAGTAACATTAGCAATAGTATGGGAATGACTATTATCTTTAACAGTAGCTAACAAAGATGCACTACTTAAGTTAGTTAATGTAACTGCACCTGTTAAATCACCAGTTAATGTTATAGTTGGATCTGATACATTAAAATCTAATTTCTTACTTGTAGTATTATAAGTAACAGCTATACCTAACTCAGTATTACCTGATACCATATTACCTAAAATATTTTGTACATTTAAAGTAGTAGGTGTATATGTACTAGGTCTATTAGTTAAGTTGTTAAAGTTTCTATAGTATGCACTAGACTGTCCATCTAATAAGTCTGCGTCTAACCCTGAACCAGTACCATCTACAGTTAATAACTTAGCTAGTACATCATTAGCATTATACAAGCTATTAAGTGAGTTTACTGTAGTAGATACAGAAGCAACACTATTAGCAACAGCAGTTGCATTATCTAAACAATTTAAGATAGCACTATCTGTAGTAGTGTTAGTACCTTTACCTTTAACTAAGTCTAAGTTAACTAAGTTAACACTTGCAATATTACTAGCAACAGTAGATACATCTGCAATACTGGTACTAACTGAAGATACACTTGCTATATTATCTGAAACAATCTTAACAGTATCATAGGCAGTGTTAATATAATTATCAACTAACCCTATTTTATTTACTTCACCATAAACTCTTATACCCATCCATCTCTCCCAATATTATTACTATAACTTTCTCTAGTAAAAGCATTTAACTCTTTATATTTATTACATGAAGCTTCAAACTTTGCTAAATAGTTATTACCTTCGTTAGTCTTACCACCTGTCATATTGGTAAATACTCTACTAGCAACAAAATATAATAAAGACTGTAATAATGTATCAGGAATATTTACATTTACTGTATCTAAATTTATTGTAGTAATTGGTATTAGAATATGGTCTGATAAATATTCAACATAAATAATAAACTCTCCACCCCTTCTATAAGGAACTTGTAACTTATTATAACTTGGTGTAAATAATGATGTAGTCTTATTAACATCATTTAATGGGAAATGTAGTCCATACCCATCATACACATCTAAAATTTTAATAACTCTATCATTGAATGGATTACTTGGTGTATCCATTAAATATTTAATAGGTTCAGTTGATGCTGTATTGCTAGTAGCAAAATCATATTGTAAATTGTATAAGGAAATATTATTGTACAGTTGAATTACTACTTGTGAAGTATCTAATTCAAACCTTTTATATAACTCAGATAACCCAATATTAATATGAGAAATAATAGCAGGGTAATTCTGTATAGCTATACTAGAATCAATACCTCCTGCTAACTCAGTATCTGCTAACTCCCCATAATTTAATTGATTAAATATTTCACTTAATAACATAACTAAACATACCTCTATAAGCTCTTAGAATACGTTCTAAGCAATGATAATCATTATACTACATAATTCATACTTAAATAATATAAGAGTCTAAAATAGAGCTATCTTCATCATCATCTTCCAGTTCCCATATAGAGTTACTAGGTGATTTAACCAATTCAGATTCGGTACTTGGTTTCCAAGGAGTAAGGCTAGATAACATACTAATACAATCCATTACATCATCATGTCTTGACTTTATTGCACTAACACTTACTAACCCCAACTCTTCTATAGCTTCAACTAATAATGGTTCAGTCTTTAATTCTTCAGGAAACATTATTTTTTTAGTTTTAAACAATGGGACCATAGTATTAAATCTAACTAATTTATTAGTATTAGGTCTTATACCTTCTGTACTCCCGTTATTATCACTTGCTAATGTAAAGTAACAATTACGAACAAGCATTTCATTCTTAATCCATTGAATAAATCCTCCTTGCTGCCCTGTAATCTCTATACCTACTTGTTGTGGTTTATACATTTGAGAAAACTTAAATAAATCATCAATATTCTTATCCATTAGCTGTCTTCTACAAACACCATCAACTAATAACCAATCACCATTAGAGTTATAAGCCCATACAGTTATAACACTATAATCAGCACTAGTCTTCTCACTTGTAGCAAAATCAGTGGTAATGTAGAAATTAAACATACCCTTATTTTTTAATAAAGTATCTCTCTTATACCAAACAATATCTGAATCTTGAATTAGTCTATCTTCAGCAGACATAATCCTATTCATCATCTCACCATTAAAATCAGATAATCTACCTAAAGCAATTGAATCTTTATACATTCTATCTACTACATCATAAGAAAACCTTTCTTCCCAACTACCTCTAAACTCCTCTCTAGTACAAGGAAACTTCTCACATACAGGAAAAACAGAAGGACTCCATCTACCTGAACCAATGACTTTATATAAAGGATCATTGGTATTAAATACAGTTCCAATATAAATAATTTTATTAGTGGCAGGTTCAAGTGCTTTATCTACAGCTTTATGGATAGTATTTTCAATATTTGAAGTAACAGTAGGAGACTTAGCATCAACATCAGAAAGAATATCATCCATAATAGCTAATTCAGGTCTATGTGAGCCAGTCTTATTATTAAACCTAGTACCACGTATACTCATCTGTGCGCCTACAAGTTTAATACCTAGTCTATGCCCCTCTACATTCTCTAACTCTATAAACGCATCAGTAAATCTAGTATCTTTTATATATGTTTGTAAGAATGTACTATTTTCATAAGTAAGCTCTAAAGACCTTCGCATTGTCTTTGCACCACCTTCTTGACTATCCATAACAGCTAAAATATAGTTAACAACACCAAAGTTATCTAACCTACCATATACAGCAATATAAAATGGAAGATATGTAGTAATAATGGTAGAGTTATGTGTAGTAATAAACTCATTAACTAAAAAGGTATGACTTTCATTATCTACCCTTATACATTGACTTGGTTCTATTGGTATTTCTTTTATAGATACTATTGCTACTTTTTCTACTGATCTTCTATGCTGTCTTATAACTTTTCTTTCTAAATTAAAAACACTAAAATTAGCTTTAATATTAACTCTATAAGCCTTATCAGCCATACTACTTACTTTAGCTATACCCCCTAAAGACCTAATAAGGAAAACTACTGCATCTACAAGCTCTTTAGAATTAGAACAGAAGCTTATATTACCCGATTTAGATATTGTCCCATCTGTATCCATTAATCCTTTTAGAATAGCTGTTCTAGTTTCAATATCATTATATAAATATACCTTAGGAACAAATTTAAAATCCCCATGAGCATTCAAACCCAACCCTTTTAATACAGAACCTATCCCAAGAATACCTACATAGTTGCAATTATCTTTATAAGCATTTAATCTTGCATACCCTGTACCCTTATCTATACTCCCATCCCCTAAAACTAAGCCAAGTGTGTATGGATCAATAGGTACTTCTTGATGATTAAACTCTACAGCTAAATTATTAGGTAACCAAAAGTTACATTCTCTACCTAATGGATTTTTATCTGTTTTAGAACGACTAGAATATAACTTATAAGACAACAACTCTTTAGTAGTTAAATTACGTCTTTGATATTCTGTCTTCTTATTTACCCCATACCTTACAGTTCTTCTTTGTATAACTGTATTTATATGATCTTCATTTACTTTAATAGTTCTCCCATCATATAAAGTTATCTCATACATCTTATTGTTAAATACTTGACTCTTGTGAGTAATCCTAGAAGGCTTACCATCTTCACCTATTACACTATCACCAATACTAATATTAGCAATAGTTGTAGTGCCAGTAGGTGTAATTAATTCAGTATCAAGACTTAATGCTTTGGCAAAACCTCTATGACATAGAATAGCTAACCTAGACTTCTTACTAAAAACATTATCCATTAACTTATAATGAGTAACAGGGGATTTATCTAAATTATTATTAGATCCATTAACTAACTTAATAAAGTTCATAAAAGATAGACTAGCATCTTTAGGAACATACCCAGTGTGATCATAAGATACATTATTCAGATAATCTTCTACTGATTTAGCTTTAGCTATATTCATGCTGTTGGAGGTGTATTTACTAATAAATAATACGTAAGAGCTAATACTACAACAATAATACTTAACACTACACTTTCCTTTTAATAGATTCTATAACACCACCACTAAAATACAATGAGTAACATGAAAGTGTTGGATATAATACATAATTGCTTAAAGCAAACTCTAATAAAGATTTCACTATAATAATATTAGTAAAAGCTTCAACCCATAAACCAATAACAACATTTAAACCAATAAATACCCATAAGAATGTAGCACTAAAAGCTAGTATTCTTTGTACTACTTTAAATGGTGATAAAGCTTCTAATTGCTTAATACCCCATTCTCTAGTAATAATAACATTCTTTGCTCTCTCAGCATCAGTATAACTTAAATCATTAACCCAGCCCCCAAACTGTGTTAATAATCCTTTATCCTTATCAAGAATATTATCTACTGCTTTCTTAGTCCCAAATAAACCACCAAATACATCACTAATAGCTCCCATTACAGTAACTCTTCTGGATTAATAAAACTATTATTGCTATCTTTAATTTCTACATGAATATGTGAGGTAATATCTGGATACCTAGTATCTAAGTCTTGTACAGTACCTAAAACATCCCCAATATTAATACTATCCCCTTTATTAATACTTGGTTCAATATAAAATAATCTCCATTTATATTCATTTGAAGTTATTTGAATATATCTATAACTTAAATCATCTGCGTAAGGATAGCCAACCTTAGTAACAATACCAGCAACAGGGGATAATACATAACTATCTTTAGCAATAGCAAAATCAATTCCATTATGTTTTCTATTCCCTCTAGGTGCATGAAAGTACCCAGAACCCCAAGCATCTGTATTTCTCATTACTGCAATACTCTTAATCATTCTATCTTCCTACAGGTTTATAAAAGTCTTTTCTAAAATCATGTTGTCTTTGTTGAATAACATTAATACTATTTTGTATGTTAGTTAATCTAACCTCTATAGTCTTTTGTGTTGCATATACAGACACACTTCCAGTTACTACTGCAATGATTACTGCTTGAATAATTGCTTTATAATCTACCATGTACCCTTCATCCTCTTTCTCATCTTTCCTACAATATGTAAATGGAACATAATCTAATACACACATAAAATATTACCTCTTTATATTATAAATTGTTTTTAATATTAATACCTTAACTAATACCATAAATTTAATCCAGTAACTAATCTATATTACTAACAATAGTGCTATGAGCTATATCTTCAGCACTCATACTATTACTTTCAATCATTAGTTTCTGTTGCTTAACTAACTCTAAAGTAGATTGTCTTAGTTCATTAATAGCACTATCTTCTTTAAGATTAATATCTAACTCAATCTTACTAGTTTCAGGTGGTTTAAGATGGGTTAATAGGCTATTAGCTGCATCACTCTGTACTTTATAGCTTACATCAGGATTAGTCATCAACTCTGCTTGAACATTAAGAGCTTTCTGGTATAAATCAGCATTAAGTACGTGATAAGGAGTCAAAGTTTGTTCAAATATTAATTGAACCAACTTATTCCTATTATAAGCACATACGTAAGAAGATATATCCTTCTCACTTACACCATCATCAATAAACTTCTGATACCTATCAGGAAAAGCCCTTGTATATGCAACTATATTAATTGAACCAAGTAACTTAAAGGAAACATACCTAACTGCATCAATATACTTCTGTACTTTAAATCTACCATCACTTAACACAGAAGTATAGCTAATTAAATTCTCTCTATACACTTCATGTAAGTAACTATCACCTACCATTAAGTTATTAATACCATCAATAGTTTCATCAGTAATATTAGACCTAAACTTAGTAGGTAATACTTTTAAGAACTGATCTTTAGTAAGTAAACCATTACTAGCACTTGTACTCACTACTTTATTATTTGAACCATCATTTAACATTTATATGCCTATAATTAATTGTTATAGTTATTATATAAGTAATACATATTAAATCAATTCAACTTTTTCAAAAAAATAAATATTTTGTGTTAGTTCAACTTTTTATATTTTTAAAATATTATATGACAGTTCAAAAAGTTTTTTTAAAAAATAAATATTATATAAGAGTTCAGTACACATCCCTCTAGTCTAAGAACTGAAGCACACCCCCCTTATACTAACTAAAACCCAAAAGTCAAAGTCAAAACAATAAACCCTACTTCGTAATGGGTATGTATATACATGTTGTATGTATGACCTTTAATTACTTGAGGTATTACCATGATTAATCTTTACAATGTTATTTGCCAATTCTTTGTTTCATTTTTCACCAAGACTGGTTTAATGATGGGGAAGTCCACAGATATTCCACTAGATGCTGTGGTATTGTCATCCGCAAGGACGGACATATGGTGTAGGAAGGGATTAATGGAAGTAAGAGTTGAGTCCGCTAAACTAGATGCAATAGAAGCTGAAATAGGTATCTATTTAAAATCGGATGAAGGAGTAAATGATATAAAGAAAGAAGCTAAGAAGTATATTAAAGATTTAAATAAGAACTCTTAGTTGTATTCAGTAAGAGTATCTATACCAATGCACAAGGATGTGCATACCTGTTATTAAGTATAGTTCAATCCTGAGCTGTACTAACCTATATTACCTTAGGAGGTAATTATGGAATTTGAATTGATCAAATGTGATACTAACAATACATTTACCCTAGACATTACTAGGGAATCTATATATGGTGCAGA